GATTTTGAAAATTATAGATGGAAACAAGATAAAATTACAGGAGAAATACTTCCAATTCCATTAGACAAGTCCAACCACATTCCGGATGCTTGTCGTTACGCTTTAGAGAGCTACATAAAAGGAGGGTTATCAATATTCGAAGCTATGCCAAAGTTGGATGAGCCAAGTATATTTGATACGATGCCTAAATGATTAAAAAATGTAAGATATGTGGTAAAGAGAAGAATGTCCCAGATTGTTACTTAAGGCGTAAAGGCAAACCAGGGACGTATTGCTCAAAGAATGGATGTGACTCATGATAAGCATTATAATCTCAAGCAGATGTCAAGGTAATCCCAATCATGACCTATATGGGCTCATGTGTTCACTTAAGATACAGACCTCTGGCTATAAGAACATTGAGGTGCTAGTTAAGTATGATGAAGATGACTCAGGCTTTGAGAAGGTTATAAGTGATATTAACAAAACATGCTTTCCATTTTACATTAGGTTTGTTAAAGGTCCACGAGGTAAGGGTTACATAGACATCCACAAGGGATATAACCAGCTTTTACCATATATCAATGACAGGTGCACGATTGTAGTAGCTATGGCCGATGACTTCACAGTAGAGACTAACTGGGATAAAGAGCTATTGAGCCAAGCTGAAGGAGATTACTTCATCATCCACCAAAGGCCACATCCAAAGGAAGGAGTAGCACGCTTAAGTGACGGCGTTAAATACCCTAACTTCTATCTAGGCGATGATGTATTCGGTAAGGGAGATAACCTATATGTAGTAGACGAAGCCCCTGCTTGGTCTAAGAAGCTACTTGATGATGTAGTTAGCTTTCCAATAAGCTTTACTGATATGTGGACACTTTGCTTGGAGAAGATACTTTGGGAACATTATAATATTAACATAACTAAGTTCACAGGTAGTCTTATCATAAACAGACGCACTTGTGATATAGACGAGCCCAGTAATAATCGATGGTCTACAGATAGAAAAGAGAACTTTGAGTATATTAAGAGCTCAGAGTTTAAGGCTATAATCATGCAGCAAGCTTTAGCAGTATATGCTAACCAAGAGGCATTGGTATGAAAGACTTCAGCGTGATATTCCCAAGTAGAGACAGACAAAGGTTACTAACTAATCTGCTTAAAAGCATTGCGAATACAACGTACGATTCTACTTCCATTGAGGTTCTAATAGCGATTGATGATGATGATACAGATATGCAAAGCTACGCTTACTGGGCAAAGGACAACCTACCAAACTATGTCAAATTCTTCCCTATTCCTCGTTCTGTTAATTTCAGCCGTGATTACTACACTTATTTATTTGGTAAATCAACGGGAAGGTGGATAATAGCCTGCAATGATGACGCCGAGTTTACAACTCCTAACTGGGATAAGGAGGCCAAGAATGCTCTTGAGTCTTACATTGGTGCTGGTCCTAATATTGTTTATGGCTGGATTGAAGACGGTCTTGGGAGCCATCGGCTTAGTCAGTTTGGCAATTATTGTTGCTTTCCTTTACTTGGTCGTGATGGCATCGAGGCCTTAGGGTATTACTTTAGCCCTAATGTAACAATCTGGGGAGCCGACATTTGGTGCGAAAAACTATATAGAAGTATTGGAAGAACACTAACCATGCCATTTACAATATCACATATTTCTCACCACTCAGGTAAGAGAGAGCAAGATGACTTAAATAAACGCCTAGCTTGGGAGAATCGAAAGAATCCATGCGACATGATACCAACAAGGGAAGAGCAGAATAAGTTGATTTCATTGCTAAGGAACTTACCATATATTCAAGATGATAGACCTGTTCCAGTGAAGATGGAGCCACCTAAGATGGCTAACGCATTTAGATAAGGATATTATGCTAGAAGCATCTTTAAAACGCAAAGAATACAAACGCCAATACTATTTATCTAATAGAGCTTCTATTAGAAAACGTTGCAATGATAATTACCATAAAGACAGGCTTGGCGTAAGAACAAGGCGTAAAGAAATTTTAGATGAAATACTTAGGTCTTGGATTGGAGTTATACCAGAATTCGCTCAATGTCAAATGTGTGAGAAAGATATAAAATATATGAGTGGGCATCATGACACTTCTATTTGTTTTGACCACAGACACGGGGGCAATGAAGCCATTAAAGGTTCTCCTATACACTGGTTGAGAGATAATCTTCCAACGCCTGAAAATATAGCAATATGGAAAGAATGTGATTTCGGTATACTTTGTTTTAGTTGCAACAGACACATACCAACAAAAGATAGAATACAATATATTCATAATCTCAATAAATATATGGGAATTAAATGACTACGAAAATGAAAAAGAGTAATGGAAAGTTAAGACCTGGTTCAAAAGTTCAGAATCAAAGCTGGGCAAAAGGAGTCCAGAATGGAGGCCTACAGGGGAACTGGCCTCTAAACGGCACTTTCGACATGCAGGGAGGACCATATGGACAAGGAACTTCCGCACTTAGTTCACAATATGAATTTTTCACCAACACATCGGCGGCACTTATTAGCTTGCAACGTGTCCTCCTCTCATATGCTTATGTGCTTTTTGGACCACTACGAACTCTGGTTGACCAGCCCGTCTACGATGCTTTCCGTGGTGGCGTCAAGATTAAATCCGATGAAGTTAGCCCTGAAGAGCTAGAGGATTTACATAAGCTTTTAAAGAAGCTAAAGGTTGAGAAGAAGGCAATAGACGCCTTAAGATGGGATAGGCTATTCGGAGGAGCTGGTGTTATAATAAACACCAACCAAGACTATACCACTCCATTTACGCCAGACATGATAAAAGAAGGAGCGCCACTTCAGTTCATAGTGGCCGATAGGTGGGAACTGATGTGGCAGGGCCTACCAAATGCACCTAAGTCAACATTCGCTTATTATCCAGGCTCTGGATATTCTCAAGAGCAAGTACAGACAGGTGGAGACGTAACCATAAACGACGAGCTTAGGTTTAATATATCTAAGATACACCAATCTAGGGTATGTAAGGTAATCTCCGAAGAAGCACCAAGTCTTGTCCGTCAGAGATTACAAGGCTGGGGGATGAGCGTAATCGAGGCGGTAATACGTGAGTGCAACTCCTACTTCAAAGAGCAAAACGTTATATTCGAGCTTCTTGACGAAGCTAAGGTCGACATCTGGAAGATTAAAGGCTTTAATGCTTCAGTCCTCTCGCAAATCGCCAGAGGCCAAACGTCCTCAAGAATCCAGCTCGCCCAGATGATGAAGAACTTCCTTAATGCGGTAACGTTGGATAAGGAAGATGATTATGAGCAAAAGCAAATAACCTTCGGTGGTTTAAGTGAGATAATGGAACAACTTCGCATCGGACTTAGTGCAGCTATCCGCCTTCCCGAATCCAAGATATTTGGCTTATCTGCTAGTGGATTCGCCAGCGGTGAAGATTCTCTTGAAATGTACGCAAGCATTGTTGAGATTCAACGTGAAAAAGCGGAAGATGTTTTAGAAGTTATTATACCTTGCTGCATGATGTCTCTATGGGGATTCATTCCTGATGATTGGCAGATTGAATGGTCTCCAGTAAGAACTCTTAGTGCTGAGCAGACAGAAATTATTAAGAATGCTAAATTTGCTCGTACTATGCAGATGGTTCAGGCTGGACTTTTAACTCCTCAGGAATTTATGGAATATTGTCAAGAAGAAGAAATATATCAAGGCGAATCAGAGGTCTTAAAAGGAGCAGAGCCAATACCTCTTATGGGTGCAATGGGAGATGAAGAGAGCTTAAAAGAACCAGCTAGCAAACCAGAAAAAGACGATAATGGTAAAGAGAATAATAAATTAAGACAAAATAAAAGTCTTTTACTAAATAAAAGCTAATGGAATCTAAGCCACAAACACAGCCTAATCCTAACTTAACCCTACCGAGATTCTGCGGCTACTGTGGTAAGAAGATGTATATGAACCAAGTGGAGTTTATATCTCATCTTAATGATTGTGAGAAAGAGCTATCTGAAAGAACTAGGAGAAAATAATGGAAGATTACGCAAAGATGGTGAAGAAAGAAAAAGCAGAACATCCTGAATTTACTGATAAGCAAATCGACCAGATAGTCGCCGACCATTTAAAAAGTAAAGATAACTGTTCTCAATTCAGCCCAGACCGTAAGACTAGGGCAAATGCTTGGAAGGCGAAGACAAGTAAATGACCGACCAAGACTTACAACTGATATTCGGTAAGATAAGCTCACTGATAGCTAGTGGTCAATCTTTAACTAGCGCAGTAGACCAGATAGCACCACAGACAGAGTATACACCAGTTCAACTAGCGGTATTATATAATGCGAGTAATTAAGCCAATCTTAACACGTAAGAAATATGAAGACGCCATACAGAAGCGTATCTATGCTTATCTCTATGAGCAAATCTTCGCACCGATATACCAAATACTTTTACGCCACCCTACAAAAGAGAACGCGCCAACCACTATGCTCGTAAATTATTTACGAATCGGACGCCTCGTCTTCGAGGGTGGCAAATATTTCAGGGGGAACTTGAATGCTACTATCTCTAAAAGCCTTAGAGAACTTGGAGCAACTTGGAATAAAACCCAGAAGGCTTACCAAATTGAGTATTCAGCATTACCAACAGAAGTCAAGGTCGCTATCGTTGAGGGAACTGAGAAGCTTAAAGCACAAGCTGACCAAGTCAGTAACTTCCTTAACGCAATTGAGGGAAGAGATTTGCCTAGCCTAGGTATCGAGCTAGAGTTCAGAAAGACCATAGAGGATTTAGACAAGCAGTTTACTCAAACAACTAGCAAGGTATTACCTCAGCACTTTGAAGTAGCCATGTCTCCGTATTACAAGAACAGAATGGAAGAGGAATACGTAGAGCAACTTGATTTAGCCATTAAGGATTTACATGAGAAAACGGTAGTGAGACTACGGCAACAGGTTTTAGATAACACTCTAGTCGGATTCAGAGCTGAGAACCTGATTACTGGAATACAACAGGAGAATAGAAAGACTTATAATCACGCTAAGTTTATAGCGAAACAAGAAACTAGCTTGCTTACGAGTGCTTACCGAGAAGCTCGATATACTGATAATGGAATAAATTTCTATATGTGGTCAACATCTCACGATAGGAGAGTAAGACCAATGCATAAAGCATTGCAAGGACAGTATTTTAGGTTTGACAATCCACCAGTAACCGATGCTCTTGGTCACAAGAATAATCCAGGAGAGGATTTTGGATGCAGGTGTGTTTCCATACCAATTCTTGATGAAAATTTAGAAAGACGCTTAGAGGAAAAAAGGAGTATAATAAATGTATGATATATGGTTACGTATATAAAACAACAAATTTATTAGACGGAACGCCTTATATTGGGCAAAAGGTTGGAGAATTTACATCTTCTTATTTAGGAAGTGGACTACATATCAAAAGAGCAATTAATAAATATGGTAAACAAAATTTTAAAGTAGAACTTATTGCTTATTTGCCTACCAAGAAACAACTTGATGAATTTGAACGTTTTATGATTGCTAAATACAGAGAGATTTTAGGAATAAATAAAATTTACAATATTACTGATGGCGGAGAAGGTTCTTTTGGATTAAAGCATAGTGAAGAGACTAAGAAACTATGGAGTAAAAAACGTAAAGGCTGGACAGTTCATTCTAAAGAACATTTCTCAAAGATGGCTAAAAAAAGAGGGTCTCCATGGAATGCGGGATTAACAAAAGAAGATAATCCTTTAATAGCAAAAATAGGATTTCAGAAAGGCAAGCCGTCTTGGAATAGCGGAAAGGCTGGTCTATATAAGCCAACTGAAGAAACTATAAAAAAGATGAAAGAATCTGCTAAGAATTCTGTAAATCCTGGAAGATTTAAAAAAGGAGTTCCATCTTGGAGCAAGGGAATTCCTCACTCCATAGAACATTGCAAAAATATAAGTAAAGGAAAAACTGGAAAAACAAGAAAGCCACATAGCATTATAAATTGTCAATGTGGGGCTTGTAAAAATAAAAGGGGAGAATATAACGGTAACAATCATTGGACTAAAAGAAAGGGAGCTAATCGATGAGCGAAGCCCAGATTAAACATGAACAGGAAACAAGAAAAGTGAAAGCAGAGAAGGTTCTGATAACATGCCCTATGGTCGGGGGAATCTACGACCAAGACCCAGACCACTGGTTGAGGTCTTTCTTAGCTATAATTGCCAATGTAAGACAGCTTGGCTGGACTTATGCGCCTTACTTCCCACAACGAAAGACGTGGGAACAGGCGGGCAATATGATGTTTGATATCGCCTTTGAAAATGAATTTACCTACATACTACGTCTAGATGATGACATCTGGGGTATTGGCTTAGACTATGTAACTAAGCTTTACCAAGCAGATAAAGACGTGATAGGAGCTTGTTATGCGACGAGATACTACCCTTACGTTTTGGCAGCACTTAATAAGGTGGATAAAGAAACAAATATCATTGACCTGTGGAACACTCAAAACCAAGGTCTCAAGGAATCCGAGGGGCAAGGCGTCCAAGAGGTCGACCAGATAGGATTTGGTATGACGCTTATTAAGGTCGAGCCTTTTAAGCTATTGGAGAGACCTATATTCCCTAAGGACATGTCTTGTCCAGATGATACCTGGTTTGCTCATGTATGTGCTAAGAATAACATTAAACAATATGTAAACATGGACCTTAAGATGTGCCATAGGCATGTGACTTGCTTTAACAGGAAGTACCTTAACAACTCTGATGCTAGGATGATGTTACAAGCTGGTCAGATTAAAGCTGACGGAACATATTATAATAACGACATGATTGAGAAGTTTGGCGAAGATGGAATGAAAGATATAGGTATGCTTAAATGACCGAAGAGCAGATAAAAGCTCTATTGAACTTAATAAAAGAAAATGAAAAAATTGCTTTGACGGGTAACCTTCAAATAAATTATTTT